TGTCACACAATGTCCACTAATAATAGTAATGTCGAACTTAAAGGACACGCACAAACTCTCAGAAGGAGAGGATTATCTCAGAAAACTTGTCAATACTTCAGGATTTTCAGAGATGGAGATACTCTACGCTTTCCATACTTTACAGCGGATGGAGTCCTCCAAGGAATCAAAGTAAAAAATAAACGAAAGATTTTCACTTATGAAGGAATTTCCACTGATACCTTATTTGGTCAGCATTTATTCCCTACTACTGGTAAACGTATTGTTATTACTGAAGGTGAGTTAGATGCTGCCAGTTGTTACGAAGCTATGTCGGGATGGCCGATGGTATCGTTACCCCATGGAGCCGCTTCCGCAAAGAAGGATGTACGGAAAGTCATACCCTTATTACAGGGCTATGAAGAAATTGTACTCTTCTTCGATGGGGATGAGGCTGGCCGTAAGGCGACGGAGGAAGCGGCAGGCATCTTACCACCTGGCAAGGTCAAGATCGCTCGTCTCGAGGGCTATAAGGACGCCAGTGAGGCGTTACAAGCTAACGATGCTGAAGCGATTCGAAAGGCTATTTGGGACGCTAAACCGTATAGACCTGATGGTATTATTGATGGGAAAAACCTTCTTGAAATAGTAACTACACCGCAAGCACCACATGATCACGAATACCCCTTCCAAGGTCTCAATAAGAAACTTCACGGGATCAGGTATGGAGAACTTACAACATTTTGTGCTGGCTCTGGTTCAGGAAAGACCTCAATCATGCGTCACATTGCAGCTGACTTGTGCAGCAAAGGGGAGCATGTTGGGATCTTGGAGCTTGAGGCAAGTAATAGAAGAACCGCACTTGGATTAATGTCCACAGCTGTAGGCAAGAACCTGCATTTAGGAGAACACGAAGAGGAAGAACTTACATCTGCATTTAATAGTACTATAGCTAATTGGAATTTATTTTTATTTGATGGCTTTGGTAGTTTTGACCCAGATGTAATATACAATCGAATAGAATACTTAGCAACAGGTCTAGAATGTAAAGTCATATTCCTTGACCACCTATCCATATTATTAAGTGGATTAGATGGAGATGAAAGGAGAATGATAGACGTTACTATGACCAGATTACGGAGTCTAGTTGAACGCACAGGCATAGCACTATTTTTAGTTTCGCATTTACGGAGAGCAGGAAATGACAAGCACAGCCATGAAGAAGGAGGAAGAGTTAGTTTGTCCTCACTTAGAGGATCTCACAGCATTGCTCAAATATCAGATACGGTTGTTGCCCTCGAAAGAGATCAACAGGCCGACGGCGAACGAAGCTTTACGACTGTTAGAGTGCTTAAAAATCGCTATTCAGGCGAAACTGGTGTAGCATGTGAACTAGATTACGATTTAGACACCTGTAGATTTATCGAACATGAAACTGAACCCGAATTCAACCCCCAAAGCGATTTCTAAGAAAGAAGGTATATATGAAAGTTATAGACACCCATGGTATACATATAATGAGAAGACACAAGAGATAGGAGAACCAATGTATATTAGACCTAACCCACCAACTGAAGAGGCCAAAGAACGTGCAAAGTTTAGAGACAAAACCTTCCACTGGAATAGGGACTCTCGTAATTGATACAGAAACTAACGGATTATTAAGAGATGCCACCAGAATACACTGCGTCGCCTTATACTGGCTTGAAGAAGACAGGACGGAGGCGTTTAACGATGAGAAATACTCAGAAAATCCGAAAGATCTCCCTATGGGTAGCGGATACAGTATCACCACCGCCGTATCGTGGATCACGATGGCTGAAAGGGTCGTCGGCCATAATATTATTGGGTTTGATTTACCTCTCATTAAAAGGCTCTATCCTTTCTTTGAGTATCCTCCTGTTATTGTTGATACTCTTTTGTTATCTCGCTTATATCATCCGAATTTATATGATATAGATAAGAATACTAAGAAAATACCAGAGAAATTATACGGATCGCATTCACTTGAGGCTTATGGTTATCGCTTAGATGAACATAAAGGAGATTACGGTAAGACTACTGATTGGTCTGAATGGTCTCAGGAAATGCAAGATTACTGCGTACAAGACGTAGTTGTTACAAAGAAATTATGCGACCACTTCCACCCTTACCTGATTGGGTCACGTTAGAAAATCAGGTACAACAAATACTTACACAACAAGAAGAACATGGATGGTGTTTTAATGAAAGAGCTGCACGGGAACTTGAATCATCTCTCAGAAGAGAGTATGAAGATATTACTCAATTACTACAGCAACGCTACCCTTACGTTAGAGGACAGGAATTTTGTCCTAAACGATCTAATAGGAGAACAGGCTATGTTGAAGGAGCACCTCTTACAAAATTAAAAGATTTTAATCCCACTTCAAGGGATCATATTTCATGGATTCTACAAACACATTATGGCTGGACTCCCTCATTAATGACCTCGACAGGGAAAGCCGTAATAAACGAGACAGTACTGAAAGAGATTGGGACGGATATTGCTCTTCAATTTCTGAAACTACTGGATCTGACGAAGCAGTTAGGGATGATATCAGAAGGCGTCAACGCATGGCAGAAGCTTGTTACTGCGACTAGCCGTATTCATCATCACTGTTCCGTAGCAACTAATACATTTAGATGTGCCCATCGTAAACCCAACCTCAGTCAGGTTCCCTCAGATGAAAGATTTAGACAATTATTTATTGCGTCGAACGGCCATATACTGGTCGGTGCCGATCTTAGCGGTATTGAGCTCAGGATGCTTGCCCACTATCTCGCCAGATTTGATAAAGGACGCTATACCAAAATCCTCCTTACCGACGACATCCATTCCGTCAATGCCAAACGCATCGGGATCACCAGAAGACAAGTCAAAACCGTTACTTATGCCTTTCTCTACGGAGCAGGAGACAGAAAGATCGGAGTCTCCGTTGATAAGCAATTAAGTGATGAAGAAGCTACTAAGAGAGGCAAGGAGATCAGGAAAGCTTATATCGCTGCCATCCCGGGTCTTAAAGAGCTGCTGGAAGCGGTACACAAAGCTAGTGAGAGGGGTTTTCTTTATGGACTCGATCACCGTCGTATCGGCGTTGACTCGAGGCATAAGTCTCTCAACTATCTCCTACAGTCATCGGCGGCGACGATCGCCAAAAGATGGATGGTATTAGCCAATGAACATTTACCAAAAACTGCTCACCAACTTGCATTCGTTCATGATGAACTACAATTTGAATGTTCACAGTCAGAAGCGGAAGACTTGAAGTTCTTACTAGAACTAACAGCTATACAAGCTGGAGAGTATTACAAAATGAGATGTCCAGTAGCTGCTGAAGCTAAATCAGGAATGAACTGGGCAGAAGTACATTAAACCACCTATGGAATTATTAATAGATGCAGATTTCATCGTATACAAGTCGTGTGCTGCAGCCGAAACTGAAATTGATTTTGGTGACGATGTTATTCTTGTCACTAGTAACTTTAGTGACGCATTATCGGCAACACGTAGAGAACTTACCAAGATTAGAAACAAATTTGGGGCATTCTCTGATATAAAACTGTTCTTTTCTGACAGTATAAATTTTAGGAAAAAAATTCTACCTGAATATAAAGGACATCGAAATCGTAAGAAGCCTTGTGGGTATAAACGTGTTATAAGAGAACTCAAGACTGAGTTTGATGTAATCATTATGCCTACCCTTGAGGCTGACGATGCAATGGGTATCTATAGCACACAACATCCAGGTAATGTTATTGTGTCTCCTGATAAAGACATGAAACAAATCCCTGGTAAGTTGTTTAACTTAGAAGAAACATTCACAGTCACTAAAGAGAATGGTGCTAAGTGGCATCTAATACAGACATTAGCAGGCGATCAGACAGATGGTTATGCTGGTGTCCCTGGTATTGGTGTTAAACGAGC